GTGTTGACGGGATTACCTTTTCTGGAACCATGGCAGGTGGTATCACAGTAGAGTCTTCAATTGTGATTTTGGCGGGTGTTACATTTACGGGAGCTATCTTAAAAGCTGGAACTGCCTTGCTAATCAATAACAGTTGCAGGTCTAACTTCAATGGTCTAGCGCTTACAGCGCCGGGTGTGTTCTGTGACTTCGCTCCTAGCAACATTAGCCTAGACGCTGGTTTCGTAATGAACAGCACAAGGATGCCATCTAACTTAAATGCCTTCCCAAATATGCCCACCAATTCAGTAAAGGCTCGCTTCAGCAATTCACAGGGAACGCCCAATACCTATCCCGGCGCGGTAATGACCATCGGCGCATCAGGAACCATTGTGATATCTGTTGTGGATACATTCTACCCACTACTTGGCACTGGGGTGCTTTCTGACCTAACTTGGTTTCAGGCATTTGGCACCACCGCCGTTGAATATCTTAGCGACCAAGAGATTGAAATTGTTATAGACGGCAATCTAAATTTTTCTGGTTCAACAAACGACACAATGTCAATTCAGGTTTGGAAATATACCGCTGCAACCACAACTTGGGCGGCTATTTCACCTTCATTTGCTGCGACGTTGAACGGCGGTCAAGCCCAAGACAGGGCAGAAAGTGTACCTGTAGGGGCTTACACTTCAGTCGTAAGTGGCGACAGACTTGAGTTACGGATTGCCAATACAAAAGGCACTGGTAATATTGATATTATTACTGGCGGTCAATTAAGAATCAGTGAGAGATAACATTTATCTCGAATGATAACTAACTCAAAATAGAAAGATAGAACAACTCTAAGGAAAAGATTATGACACTATTAGCTAAACTACAAGCCATCGTCACAGCGATGGATGATATTCTAACCAAATCAGCACAGGTACAGACAGAGTTAACAGCTCTAAGTGTGTTTCTCGATACAGTCTGAATGTAAAATAATTTGGCAAACCCGACAGGCAGGATTATTCGGTGCGCGTGATGCGCTCGATGATATGTTACTTGCCATAGACAATTTCGCTGGAAACCCCAAGCGGCGGTTACCAAAAATACGCTTTGGTCTGACCCATAGGCAGAATAGTTCTGTTCTAATATACGACGTAAGACGAAAATAATACAACTTATTTTTTGAGCCACTTGTAAATTTCTTGTATTTTGCTTAACAGTCTGACACAATACGCTCTATCAAACCCGTCACCGCGTTATTCGGTGAATTTTCGCAAACCTTAAAACCTCGGAGAGGTACATATGCCTGTATTAACTTTTGCGTCGAAAGACGAAATTCCAGAAGGTCTGGAAGACTCTGCTAAACAAAACGGTGACAAATGGGAAGTCAACGTCGTTCCAAAAGCGAAGCTCGATGAATTCCGCGATAACAATATCGCACTAGCTGAAGAACGCGACACCCTGAAGGCCACGAACACACAATTGTCTGGATTGATTGGCGAAGATGCCGACAACTTCAAGACCGAATTAGAAGCCCTGCGTAGGACCGCCCAACAAGTCAGTGACGGAAAGCTCAAAAAGAGCGACGACATTGAGAAGGAAGTGGACAACCGGGTTAAGCAAATGAAAGAGCAACTCGAAGCTCAACTCATTGAAGCTGAAAACAAGAACAAGACCCTCACTGCCGAAGTGCATGATGGTAAAAAGAAATACGCTAACACTGTTGTTGATCGTCATATCACCGACGCCGTGTTGAAGGAAGAAAGTGGTGTTAATCCATCCGCCCTTCCAGATATTTTGTCCCGCGCTCGCTCAACATTCAAAGTGAATGAAAAAGGCGAAGTGGTGGCAATGAAAGACGAAAATGTCGTTATGTATGGCTCCGACGGGGCTACACCAATGACAGCCGATGAATGGGTTACCACTCTGAAGAAAGCTGCTCCGCACTTCTTCAAAGGTAACACAGGTGGCGGTGCTGGTGGTTCTGATGGGAATAATAAATACCCTAACGGAATGAGCCAAGAAGAATTCCAGAAGTTGCCGGCTCAACAGCGCCTAGCGTTCGCGAACCAAGCACTGAAGGGAAAAGTAGCCTAGCTGCTTTGAATATTACGGGTGAGGCAATTGTCTGGTGGGCAGTGCCTCATTCTAGGGATAACCCTAAACCTTACCGGGGGTAAGAGCTTAAAAAGCCCACCAGCGACTGAGGAACAATAGGAGAACCAAATTATGCCTCTTACGCTAATGGAAGCAAGCAAGCTCAATTCCGGTGATGTAAAACGATCAGCCGTGATTGAAATGTTCGCAGCAAACTCACCTCTTTTGGCGGCTTTGCCGTTTGAAGATATTCTTGGTGGTTCGTTGAGCTATAACCGCGAAGGCACCCTACCGGGCGTCGCATTCCGTGGCTATAACGAGAGCTACACAGAATCAACGGGTGTTATCAATCCTGAAACAGAAGTTCTGCGTATTGCAGGTGGTGATCTTGACGTCGATAAGGCTATGATCAAAACTCGCGGTGAGCAAGTTCGTTCTTCTCAGGAAGCAATGAAAGTTAAGGCACTTGCTCTTAACATCACTGGAAAAATCATCAACGGCGACAGCACAACTGACCCGCGTGAATTTGATGGTCTTCGTGCACGTATCACTGGTAACCAGTTGATCACTGCTCTTTTGACCGCACCAAGCGCGAACAGCCCGTTGTCATTGGAAGCTTTGGATAAAGCTATCGATGAAGTTGATGGTGCAACACACATTATCGGTTCGAAAGATATGTGGCGTAAACTTAACACTGCTGCTCGTCAGGGCGTTGGTGGTGATATCGATTACGCTATGGACGATTTCGGCAAGCGTGTTCCTTTGTATAATGGCCTTCCGTACATCGCGGTTGACTATGACGACACAGGCGCAAAAATCATTGATTTCAATGAAGCTGGTCCAGCCGGTGGTGCAGTATCAACATCAATGTATGTTGTTAACATGGGCACAGATCGTGTTCAGGGCATCCAGAACGGTGTTATGGAAGTAACGGACCTTGGTGAACTTGATGATCGTCCAGTCTATCGCACACGCGTAGAATGGCTCGTTTCATTGGCTGTCATGCACGGACGCGCTGCGTCTCGCGTGTGGGGTATCACCAACGCTGACGTAACCAAGTAATTAGGGATGGGGGAGTAATCCCCCACTCACCTTAACGGCAATTTTAGAATAAGGAAAATCAAAATGCCAGCTTCTTCAGTACGATTCTCTGTAGATGATGCCCTCGCGCTTCGCGATACTGCAACTGCCTCTACCGGCACTGCAAATGTGGACGTCACTTCAGACGAACTAGCCCTTGATGTGCTTACAGCATATTGGGACGGTTCAAACCCTGCAAATCAACAGCAGTTCGTGATCTTCGGGTCAGTAACTGGTATCGTTGATAGTGGTGCAACTCTAACAGTTCAAGTGTCAGCTACTGGCGACTTCGACGATACTGTTACTTTGCATACACTTGTTGTAACAGCAACAGGCGCATTCAACTTCGGCATTCTGCGCGAGCAGCTTGCTGCACAGACTGCTCTTCGCGTTGTTGCTACAAAAGCAGATGGTACTTCAGGCGCAGACTTTTGGGCTTACGCAGCTCCATTGCCTGTCTGATAAAAATCTTCAAAGGCCGGGACATTCGTGCCCCGGTCTTTTTCAACTCAACCGACAAATGAAGGATTCACACTATGCTAGTTAAAGTATGGGGACCAGACGGAAATATGTATGAAATGTCGCCGGCTAACGCTCGCGATCTTGTTCGTAATGTTAAAGGCTGGAATGACGAACCACCAGTTTCTCTGAAGCTTAAAGAAAAAGCAATCGCAAAGGCGGAAGCTGAATCTGCTATGAAAAAAGCGCAGAAAGAAGCTGACGAAGCAGAAGCTGAAGCAGAGGCTGAAGAAGCACGCGCTGCAGTTGCTGCCGCACAATTGGAAGCTGATGCAGATAGTGGTGACAACGAAGACGACGACAGCCCAAAAAGCTATAAAGGTCGCGGTCGCGGGAAAAGCGGAAGCTAACCCAACCATTCAACGGGCGGGACATAGTTCCCGCTCTTTCTTTATAGGATACCATCATGACTGTCAGCACAACCATTACAAATATTCCTAGCGACACATGGGTGCAGCTTCACTCAGGTGCTGGCGATTGTACTGTCCAGCTTATTTCCAATGGACCGATCTACGTTTATGCTGGAGTAACTGCTCCACCAGCTACGACTGTTAAAGGCATCATACTGAAAGTTAATAAAGAACAATCAGTTGGTTATGCGGGGCTAGTTGCAGGTGATTTTGTTTGGGCACGATGTGACACTACCGCATTTGGTCAAGACGTTTCAGTTGTTGCAATCGTCTAATACTTTCATCTAATACACATCGAAAAATGCTTGTCAAGGGCCGGTTCTTAATTGAGCCGGTCTTTATTTATTTGGGTTCCATCTTCAAAAGTGTTAATATAGTGGAATGGAATTTTATGAGAGGTTGCCGTGTTCAAAGTCTATAGTCCTAATGGGCAACTCTTTGAAGTTAGCTCTGAAAAAGCTAAGGATTTGTTCGATATGGGTTGGACACCATGGCCTCCTAACAGCCCCCTTACAGTAGATACAGTTTTCCCAAACACACCCGATACAAAGAAGCAGAAGCTTCAGAAGGCACCAGTTAAAGAAAATGACGACACAAGTGAGTATCCAGACTGAACATACAGCCTTACCTCGTGGCAATTTCTTTATATTTTTAATCAAGTGGTTGTGGGCTTTGGATACCCGCGCTATGGAATTATTGATTGGTGTAATCATCTTATCTCGTGGTTTGATGATTTTGATAATACCTGCATCAATGAGTAGCTCGATATATAATTCTTTTTTAGAAGTAATGTCCATACCTATGTGGGGTATCACTTGCGCCCTTGCCGGTACTTTTCAAATAGCTGGCGTTATGATCAACGGAAACTGGCGTCGTTCCCCTATTCTTCGATGCATTGGGGCTATCTATGCCGCATCTTTCTTTGCGATGTTGACTGTCCTATTTTCGTATGTAACACCACCCGCCTTGCTGGCGATTTCAATTTATTTGCCACTAAGTATTTGCAACTTGTGGACAGCAGTGAATATATCTGCCAAAGTGTGAGAATGAAAAATGATGGAATGGCTGATCACGTGGGAGCCTGAACACATAGTTGGCTTCACGACAGCTATTAGTGCAGCCGTGGCAGCTTGGTGGCTCCACGGTAAATCGAAACCAGACAAAAATAGACCTCCTTCAGACTTAGTTGTTATGTCCAGTGTGCGATTACACCCGTTGGACCTTTTAATGCTGGAAAGTGCAATCAACGAACTGCACGAAGTACGGCGTGAGGTATCTGGAACTACCGCTACTTTACAAGCGATCACAAAAGACGTTGCGATACTCTTAGACAGGGCACGCAGTATGAAATGAAGCCTACCAATTTTTGGTAAGCAAAGGTCAATAAGGAGTGCACATGCTTCAAGGACCACTTGGTAACCCGAACGAACAACACCTACCACCAATGAGCCAAAAGGCTCTCAAAAGGCTGAAGAGAAGGCAGCAAAAAAGTAGTTCAAAAGTCCGATACCAACCAAGCATAATTCGACCTCTAAACGCACGTCAATCTGACCTGATTGATAGCCTCAAAAATGCGACACAAATCTTCGCTATAGGAGAAGCTGGCACCGGTAAAACATGGTTGTCATGCAAGATCGCAATTCAAAAACTAAAATCACAAGAAATATCAAAGATACTTATTGCACGTCCAACTACTGCACCAAAGCGACACCAGCAAGGTTTCTTGCCCGGTAAGCTTGAGCAGAAGCTTGCGCCGTGGTTGGTCCCTATGATGGATGCATTCAAGGACGAAGTGTCGGCGGCAGAGCTTGAACGTCTTATGGGCGCGGGTGATATTGAATTTCTATCATTTGAGCATATGCGTGGACGCACATTCAAAGATGCCTTTGTTATTCTTGACGAAGCGCAGAACTGCACGTTCGCTGACTTGCGCTTGTTCTTGACACGTAAAGGCGAGGACACAACCTACGTCGTAACCGGGGACCCTGTTCAAAGCGATATTGACGACAGTGGTCTAGGTGCTATCTTGGATATCATCGAAAAATATGATATTGATGCTGATATAATTGAATTCCTACCTGAAGACGTCGTTCGATCTGAACACGCACGTGAGTGGGTTGAAGCATTTTCTAAGTGGACCGCTAACGATAATCTTTGACTTATAGTCGCTCGCATGTGACAATAACCATCTAATCGTATAATCGCGGGATAATTAAATGGCTGTCACATTACTCATAGAAGATGGAACCGGTGTAACCGGAGCTAACTCATATGTCACAATCGCGGAAGCTGATGCTTATATCGAAGCAAATGCTTTCGCGAATGCTGATTGGGCTGGCTTGACCGATGCTCAAAAAGACGCGTTGCTTGTATGGGCGACCCGGTATATTGATATCCGCGTAAAATGGAAAGGCACAAAGGTTGACAATGACCTGATGCTGTCTTGGCCTCGCGAAGGTGTTCTCGACCACGAAGGTCATGCAATCCTTTCCACAGAAATCCCTCCACGCTTGAAATCAGCCGTATCTGAAATGGCTCGCTTCCTCATAAACGATGATCGCTCTGCGCCCGGCTCACGCGAAGGCATTGAACGTATCCGCGTTGATGTTGTTGAATTGTATCTGGATGCTAAATACAAGCAAATGACAATCCCAACTGATGTGATTTTATTGCTGCGCGGACTAGGCGCAATTGACAATCCATCAGGAATAACATTCGGAAGAGTGGCGAGGTCGTAATGGCACTTGAAAATCTCATAGCAAGTCTGGTTAAAGACGCGTTTGATATTCTGGATGATTTACCAGTGTTGAACGCAACCTATGTCACTGAAGGCGATACCGCTTACGACCCGGCGACGGGCACTGTGTCACGCCCCGACACCGCAAACATTGTGATTGCTAAAAGTGTATTTGCTCAATTCACTCAACGTGAAATGGAGCGCGACCCACAGATCGATGGGTCTGTCGATCAGAAAATGATATTCCCGCGCCTACCATATAACTTTGTGGTGAACGATAACGATATCGTAATCCATCCAGACGGAACAAAGTGGGACGTTAAGAAAGCAGTGTCTGTCCCCGGTGATTCTGTTGCAATACTACATTTACGGAAGAGATAATGTCAATCAGCTTTTCAGATAATATCAACGATGTTATCGCTGGCATGCAAATACATAAGCAGAAGCCAGCCGAATTGCTGCGTAAAGAAATCAATATTGCAATTACCTATCTACACACAGCCGTTACAGATCGCACACCGGTTTATACTGGTACAGCTCTTAGGAACTGGCAATGGTCGGCGGGTACCCCGGCATCCGGTGAATTGGGGGACCCCGGCGGTCCGGCACCGGGCGCCACAAGCTCAATGGCACTAGGTACGGAACCAAGACGCGGAATTGCACAGGCTGATGCCGATGCGTCACTTGCGCGTCTAAGTCTAAAGAATCCGTTTCAAACATTCTGGCTATCAAACAACTATGGTAAAATTGATGAATTGGAATATGGTATGCTCCCTACGCGGGAACGATCTAGGTCACCCGCTGGTATGGCTCGCATATCGATGAAAGAACTCGAAGTAATTATGAAAAGGCGCTAACAATGTCTCACAAACTCTTGCGCAGAGAATTAGAAACCCGGTTACTAGCTCAAATGACAGCCAACTATCCGGGTGATGTTGAAATAAACTGGCAAAATGTCGATCTGGAAAAGGCGACTGAAATGGTGCTGGTTGCCCCTTGTATGTTAGAAGGCAAGAGAATGCCATCGACTGTAGGTCGAACGCATCTTCGCAGCATTGGTATATTTCAGGTTGACGTATTAACCCCAAAAGATACTGGAACCGGTCTACGCGACGAGATTGCAGAATTCATTGGTGACTTCTTTGCGGCTGTCAGTTACAACCTATCGGATGGTGGTTACGCCATAATGGATGAACCTGAATTCAAATATATGGGCATGCGGAACGGGAGAGACCGTCTGGTTATTTCAATATCATATCAAATCGACCTAAAAATATAAAGTATGAGCCACTCGCTAATCCTTTGACCTTTGCTCCATAACAAGGTAGAATTTGCGTTATTCGGATTTTTACTATCCCGCCGGAGGTTCTGGCGATAGGATTGCCCTTTAATCGAAACCAAACCTGTCGGAGAGACCTATGCCCACAGCCGGATTTGCGGATTCCAACCGCGCCAGCATTCGCTTTATCGCAGAAGACACCGCTGATTGGGGTGTAACCCCTGCTAGCGGCAACGTGCGAGAGCTACGCTTCACTTCTTCTTCCCTAGTTGCAAGCAAGGAAACTGTTGTTTCCGACGAGCTTCGCGCTGACCGTATGGTTAGCTCGGTGATCGAAGTTTCAGCTATGACTGAAGGCGATATCAACTTTGAATTTAGCGCCGGGTCACATGATGACTTTTTACAGGCGTTCGTACTTGGCGCATGGTCGCGCCCAATGTCTTTCGACTTTTGGAAGGGTAACACAGTTTCTATAACTGGTGTATCAGCTATCGCCATTTCTGGCGGAGATTATACAGACTACTTTACCGCAGGTCGCTACATTAAAACTGAAGGCTTCATTGGAGCCACCAACAACGGTTATAACACAATCGCTTCAGTTGCATTTGGTGCAGGTGTAACGACTGTGACTATTACTGAAACAGACCTTGTTGCCGAAGCTGGTACAGCTTATACAAAAATTATGGATGCGAACGACGTTACCGTCCTTAATAGCTCGGCTCTACGCCTTGGTACCGCTGGTGCTGCTACGATCGACTCAAACAGTGGTAACGCTTTTGCTTCTGCCATTGCTGCTGGTCAACTTGTTGCAGGTCAGAAAATCTATGTGGACACACCAGTAAGTGATGTTACTTTCCGTAACAACACAGTCACTTGGACAGGCACCGGCGCAGATGCTGATAGTTTGTCAATTACTGATGGAACAGAAATCGTTGCTTTGGTTGCCGGTGTTGATTATACAACTGGTGGTACTGCTACTGATACTGCTTTGTCGTTTGCAAATGCTGTGAATGCTGAACGTGTCGCTGGTCGCTTGAATGTTAAAGCTGTTCCTGCTGTCGGTGTCGTTACATTGTTCTTCTTGTCAAATAGCGCTCTTGCTGACGTGACTGAAGTTGTCGATGGTAACACTGAAATAGCTGTTGGTACTGCCGCAGCCGCTTCAGCCGCAGGTGCACGTGGTGTATTCACGATTGTGAATGCTGCTGACGACGTTTTGACTGTAACACCAACACCACCAACTGTAGCTGCACCGGGCGTAACCTCGGTTAAAGCTTCAATGTTGCGCAATCCGGGTGACCTTGCAGATATCACTGCACAGTCATTCTCTTTGGAAACCTCTTTCAACGATGTTGATAAGCACTTCCTAATGACCGGCATGCGCGTTGGTACTTTCTCAATGGACGTTTCAACCGGTGCGATTGTTACCGGAACGATGGCGTTCAATGGTAAAGAAACAACACCTGCTTCTGCTGAAGTTATTGGTGATGCTGGTTCTTACACATTGTTTACGACAACAGCCACTGAAGTAATGAACGCCACGACCAACGTTGGTGATATCACCAAAAACGGTTCGATCTTGGCTTCTGCGGTTCAGTCCATCACGCTAGAAGGCGACGCGACTTTGCGTAACCAGATGGCTGTTGGTTCTAAGTTCCCTCGCGGAATTGGTACTGGTCGTTTCAATCTAACAGGCACAATGACTGCATACTTCGAGACCCTCGAATTGTATAGTCACTTTATCAACCACGATACAATCTCACTTGGTTTTGACTTTACTGATCTTGATTTCAATCACTATGTATTCACGGTCCCTGCTGTTAAGATCACGTCTGACCCTGTATCACCTACAGGTATCGATGAAGATATCACTGAAGAAATGGAATGGACTGCATTCCGTGACGCGTCAACCGCGTGCATGCTTCAAGTTGATCGCTTCTCTAGCATTAAACCAGAATAAGGAGAGGGAGCCTAGCTCCCTTTTCATACCGACATATTTGTAGATAAACAGTTAGAGGGGTGGCGTTGTCGGGTCGCTGCCCCTCGCCCTCTACCCGAAGGAACCGACTATGAGTATCAAAGATAAATTAGCAGCAAAATATGCTGTTGACCTTGGCCTTGAAGAAGATGGCAAATGGTGCCAGTTCGATGGGTTCGAGTTGAAAATTCGCCGCCTGTCTTCAAAGAAGGCGCAAAAAGCACGTGAAGAAGCTTCCAAGAAATACCAGCAAGATATCAATCGCAATAAGTTGAGTGATGAAGCTGCGGAAGAGATTCTGAACAAGCAAATCGCTTACGGTATTGTTGCCGATTGGCGTGGTGAAACCTTCACTGAAAAGACTGCTGAAGGCACTGACTCCGTGGTCCCATATACCCCTGAAATTGCTATGGAAGTCTTCGGTTCTGAAGACATGAAAGAGTTGAAGACTGAAATTGTTCAGCTTTCAATGGCAGCGGCAACTTACAAAAAGTCTTCCGATGAAGAAACATTGGGAAACTAACTGAATTCCTAAAGTGGTCACTCCGCCCGTCTTCTAGGCAAGCGGGGTGGCTTAAAAAGCTTCAGGAAGAAGGCAAGATTTCGAAGTCCAAAACTCTTGAAAAAGAGCCGATACTTCTAGCTACTTCAGAATGGGCTTGGCGAGCATTTGATGTGCTCAATCGTCAGCGCCAGACAGGTCAAATCGGACCGCAGCCCATTACTATTCACGACATTTGGTCATACGCAGAATTATCCCGCGTAGTGCCGGATGATGCTGAATTCTTATTACAGGCTATCCCGGCTCTGGATTCCATTTTCCTACAAAATTATTATGAGCAACAGGAAAAAAGGTCTAAACAAAAGAAACCTACGAAGGGTAGATAACAGTGAGTGATAACCTTCGCTTAAGTATTGATGCCAAAGGCGCCAAAAAAGGCGCCAATGATTATACCAATGCTATAAACCGAATGCAAAAATCACTGCGTAATCTCCAGACTACGCAAGCTGCGGTCGCACGTCAAAAAGGTCTTTCCGGTGCGAATTATTCTCGCATGGCAAAGTCCATGGCAGCGATGAAAGGCCCCTCTAAGGTATCTGTCCGCAACACTCAAGCCTTCGGCGCTGCCCTAGCCTCAATCAAAGCTCCTGTTGGTCTACGCAACGCTGCCGCACAAATCAATGCGATCGGCGCGGCTGCTGCACGTTCTGCTGGCGCTCTTAAAATGATGAATGCCTCTATGATGGGCGGTATGCGTGGGCGAGGCATTGGCGGTCAAGCTCGTCAGCTAACTGCCGTTGGTGCGGCTGCTGGGCGTGCGAACGTTGGTATCGGTCGTTTGTCAGGCGGGATGCGCGGTCTTGAGAATTCAATGTCAGCATCTTATCACATGGGTTCGCAGCTTCGTGTTCTCTTTGGTGCTTTGACACTTGGTAACTTCACCAAGGGTGTTTATGACGCATCTTTGGCTGTTGCCAAATTCAATAACATCATGAAAATATCTGCGGACAGCCCAAAAGATATTGCAAGCAACATGGCGTTTGTTGGTGATGTTGCTCAAAAATATGGTATTCAAATCGAAGGCGCAATGGACAGTTATGGTCGTCTTGCTGCTGCTATGAAGAATGCCAACGTACCACTTCAAGACACTCAAAATATGTTTGAAGATGCATCTGCATCTATGCGTGTGTTTGGCCTTACAGCCGAACAACAAAAACTTGTATTCTATGGTATCCAACAGACCTTCTCTAAGGGTGTTGGTTCTATGGAAGAATTTCGTCGTCAGATCGGTGAGCAATTGCCCGGTTTCTTCCCGGCGGCGCAAGACTTGCTTCGTAAAATGACAGGCAACGCCACTGATTCTTTGGAAGACTTTTTGACCAACCGGCGTATCAAACCAGAATTCTTGATTGCCGTTTTTGACCAAATGGCAAGAGGGCTAGGCGATGCTATCCCAACGGCTGCCGAACGTGCGGACGCTCAGATTTCTCGTCTTGAAAACTCTTGGTTCAACTTCAAAAAGACTGTTGGTGAAAATGGCGTACTAGATGCGATCAGCGCTGTTGCTCAAGCATTAACAAGAGATATGGGTTCTAAGTCTTTCGAAGACTTGGCTAAGAAAATTGGTAAAGGTCTTGGCGACGCTATTCGCATGGCTGGCAAGGCTGCGCAGTGGTTGATCAAAAACGTTGACACTGTTGTCAAATCAATAAGAGCACTTGTAGCTGTAACCGCCGTTAAGTCAGTACATGGCATGGTTATGAATTTGGTTGCCGGTTTTGGTACTCTAGCAATGACCATTGGACCTGTTGGTGCTTTGCTTGCTGGTGTGTTTCTAGCTGGTTCCGCTGCTGCTGCTTATTATTGGGATGATCTAATAAAGATTGGTGAGACCCATGTAAGCGTCGGTACCTTGGCAAAGCAAGCTTGGGCTGAATTTACCAACTTCTATGACGAAGTAATGCGGTCTATGGAATCAAGTTCCAAGGACAGTGGTTCTAGTACTAAGGACATTTTCAAGGACGTCGTGAACTTTGTCATAAGCATGTTCATGGGTCTTGGTGCAGTTGCCGCTAATGTTGGTGCAACCATCATCAATATCTTGAAAAAACCTATTGGTGCTGTATCCGCATTGTTCAATGGTGAGTTTGCCAAAGCTGGACGTTTGGCGGCTGAAGCTTTTTCTCCTTCTGATATACTGGGTGAATTGAAGAAAGGAATAGTAGAGACCGGTCACGACATAAAGCAAATATTTAAGACTGACCACATTGGTAACTTTGCCGATGCTGCAACCGGTGCGCTTGAAGGCATTGCTAAACGTGCTATTGTGGCGCAGACTGAAGCTGCTAGGCTAGCTGATGAATTTGAACGAATCGCTGCCATTGAAAAAGACAGGTTTGCTAGAAAACAGCAGAGCAATGATGCTAACAAGCCAAAGCGTAAAGAACTTGATCTTACAGATAAAGACCAGTGGTTGAATCCCGGAAGCACCTCTGATAAAAACCTTTCTGCTGCGGCAAAAAATGTGAAGAGTATAGCCGACGCCGTAGCGGATTACGAAAGCAAACTCAAAGCGCTTAATGCAGCTTATAGTTCTGGAAAAGTAAGCATCCAAGGCTACATGATGGCTCAAAAAGCCCTGCGCGAAGAGCTTCAAGAAATTCAAGACCCTTACGCCTCATTTATGAACTCTTTAGCAAAAGAGAACAATGCTCTCATCAATAGTAGTAAGGCAAATGATGCTCGCGCAGAAGCGCAGGAAAAAGCTAATCAGATGATTCGTGACGGTCATATTGTCACCATGCAGCAAGTTGATGCAATGGCTCAATTGATCGAACAAAACAAGCGTCTTAATGACAGCTCAAGCTTTGAAGGATACATCGCTGGTCTGGATGATTTGGATACAGCTCTTGATAAGGTAACCACGCAAGCTCTTGACGGACTTGCGGATGGTATTGCTGATCTTGTTGTCGATGGCAAAATGGACTTTCAGTCACTTGCCAAATCTATCTTGAAAGAATTCATCAAGATTGGTGTGCATCAGGTATTCAAATCTTTGTTCTCGCCGCAGCAATCAAAAATTTCACCTATACAAATGGGTAACCCCGGCGCCGGTATTCAATCTACGACTGCAATGACCGTATCCGCTGGCAGCGTTGTTGTGAATGGTACATCACTTGGTGCAGGTCTAAACCAGCCCGGCGGTATGACCTCGGCACAACACAACCTTATGAATGGTGGAGCACCTAAGACAGCCGCTCAAGCTATGCAACCCGTCGGCGGAACTCTAATGGGTAGCGGAATGCGTGGCACCATTAGCGGTGGGGGCTTCACTGGCGCAGCACAATCCGTGGCGGGTAATGCTCCTGCTGCCGGATTGACAAAATATGAATTCATAAGTGGGTTGACAAATAGCAACAGAAAAATGTCGCAAGACGTTGCTGGTCTTATAATCCACCACACTGGCGGACGCGGTGATGCCGAAGGCGTGCGAGACGTATTGAATGAGCGTAATTTAGGTGCTCAATATGTCATGGAACGCGATGGTCAGATTAAACAGTTAGTTGCTGACGGTTTTAAAACTTCTCATATGAAAGACGGGCAAGGTCCGGGGCTTGGACTTAACAACAGCAATGCTCTTGGTATAGAAGTTATTGCAAAAGACAATGCCGATTGGACGGAAGCACAAAGAGCGGCGCTTGGACCATTCATTGATGATATGAAAGCCAAAAATCCGGGCATTGGAAACAATGTATTTGGGCATGGTGAAGTGAACCCTCACAAACGTGAGACCGAAGGCATGGTAGGTCTTCAAGATTGGCGCAACCAACAACAGAACAATATGGGAATAGCTGGTGGTGGTGGAATTGACCCTACAACCACAAGCTCGATCACATCAGCTAACCAAGCGTTACAGCAAACTGGTACGCAGATGCAAACCCTTGGTCAAAACGCAACGACAGCTAATCAGCAATTGCAAACTCAAACGCAGCAAGAGCAAATGGCTTCGCAGCAAAAAACACTTGCCACACAGACTGAAACAATGAATGCGCAGCAAAGCGTTATGGCACACCAACAAAACGGTCAGGCTATCCAGATCGCAGGTACAAATGCACAGCAAGCTTCGCCGCAGTTCCAGCAAGCCGGTCAGTCAATCTCACAGGCAGGTCAACAGGCATCGATGGCGGGTTCCAGTGCAGCAATAGCTACGCCGGGCCTTGGTGGCTTTGGTAGTGGTATTTCTAGCCTTATGGGTCCACTGTCACAAGCTGTTCCGGGCCTTGGTCAGTTTGGTGGCGCTATCATGCAGCTCATTTCACAAATGGCTAGTGGCGGCGGTGGTGGAGCTGGCGGAGCTATGGGTCTACTAAGTTTGCTTGGTGGTTTTAAAGAGGGTGGTTTATCAAGCAGCCCTGTTTCCCGTCACTCTATGGCTGCGTCAAGCTTTGCAAGTGCCCCGCATTATGCTGAAGGCACAACCAATACCGGTAAAAATGGTATGGGCGGAATGCCGGCTGTTCTCCACCCGAATGAAGCTGTTATCCCTCTTTCACGTGGGCGCTCTATTCCTGTTGAAATGCCAAAAGATGGCGTTGGTGCTGCTGATGGTAAAGGTGGTAAAGCAGTAAATGTTACTATGAACATTTCAGGTGTAAGTGACGTTGATGGTTTCAAACGCTCTGAAAAGCAGATACAATCTCGTATGCTTGCTTCTGCAAACAGAGCCAGTTCAAGAAACAATTGACTTTAGTTAAAAGATCAGACATAATTGGCTAATCTTTATCACTTTTCACTAAAAAGGTGCATTTTATGCCAGCATTTCACGATGTTCAGTTCCCAACCGCAATCTCTTATGGTTCCGCTGGCGGACCGAAGTTTTCAACGACAGTTTTAATTCTTGGCTCCGGCTATGAGAAGCGCAATATCAATTGGGCTAAAGCTAAAGCTGAATACAACGTTGCCTATGGTGTGAAAGATCGCGTTGACATGGAAGCAGTCGTTGATTTCTTTCATGCGCGTGCGGGTCGAGGTTATTCATTCCGCTTTAAGGATTGGATGGACTATAAAACCGGGGCACAAAACATTGGCGTTGGTGACGGGGCAACAGTTGACTTCCAGATCACAAAAGACTACACGTCCGGTGCCTACACGTATACACGTGATATCACAAAACCTGTTGATGGAACATTGACCGGGGTTTATGTAAACGCCGTACTTCAAACTGAAGGCGCCGGCGCAACTGAATACACTATTGATTATAGCACAGGCATTATCACTTTTGGTGCTTCAGCAATCCCCGCAGCGGCTCACGTTGTCGCGATCACCGAATGTGAATTTGACGTTCACGCCAGATTTGATACAGACCAAATTTCCATCACTCATGATTTTTGGGAAACAATGTCTTGGCCTGATATTCCTATCGTCGAGGTTAGAGAAGCTCAAGCATGAAAACTATTTCTGCATCATTACAGACACACCTTGAAAGTGCTGCGACAACGCTTTGCACTTGCTGGAAGATCACGCGTCAAGACGGGCAAATATTTGGCTACACCGATCACGATTTGAATTTGACAATTGATGGGTTGGTATACAAGTCTGAAAGCGGTTACTTTCGCTCTGCCATTGCATCAAGCTCTGAAACTAATGTGGATAATGTTGACGTCGAAGGCTTTCTTGACGATGCTGAAATCAGCGAAGTTGAATTGCGCTACGGTAAGTTTGACTATGCGACTGTCGAGATTTTTGTAACCAACTGGGCTGACCTGACACAAGGTATTGTAGCGATGCGTTATGGTATGTTTGGTGAAACAGTTATTTCATCATCCGGGTTATTTCGTATCGAGCTGCGTGGTCTCACACAATTATTCTCACAACAAATCGTTGACGTTTACACACCTGAATGTCGTGCAGACTTTGGTGATGAAAAATGTGGTGTGTCATTGATACCAGAACAACATCGAACTGGTTCAATTTATGCACTAAATGATCGCGTTGTGGTTCCAGCTTCCGCTGCCGGGTTCAACACCGACATACGCTTTCCAAACAATGACTTTGAAATCATTCGCCACTCGGCTTCTTTAAATGAGTCAGGTGGTGCCGATGGATATGCTACAAACGAAGATGGTATCACCGGAGAAGTACGCACCGATGATCTTTGGGAATATCGAACACTAACACGTGCTGGTATTTATCAAGACACTATTTTTTACACAACGATGAATGACATTGCCAGTGTATCTGGTGCCGCTCCTTCTAATTTTGTGAATTACTTCTTTAGAATGACTGTTGATCAAGGTACAGATTACATTGACGAAGAAATAACTATTGTTTTACGTCGTGTTGATCTAGCTGGTGCAAGTGATAGTGTAACAATAACTGCGGCCGACCCTGCCTCAAATGATATTGAGTTGACAATTCCTTATATTGCCAATGAGGATTTGGAAGTTGTAATGACAATAACAAACCCAATGGCAAATGGCGCTGCGGTTACTGAATCTGTATTCACTTTCTCTTCAGCACGCTTTCAAGTGGAGACAGATTCATTTGGGACAATCAGCGTACACCCACCAATCTATTATTTTGAGCCACTAAATTCAACGTATACAGAATCCCATTGGTGGGCAGGCGGTTATAGCGCAAGCATTGTCCCGGCGAGTGTTATGGTATCACCGTATCAAGGTGATCGCATGCTCATTGGCAGTACGAACACTGTGGCAACTTGGTATTATTCATATCCAAATGCGGACGTTGACCTTGCTGCAATTACAAATATTGATCTTGCTGACCTAGACGCAGGATTGTATACTTTGAACGCCGGGTATTGGGCAACAGCTATTGGTTATGGCATGCGGTCACGTGTGCGCATTATTTACTATGACACAGGTATGGTGGAAATATCACGAACATGGTCAGACACAATAGACCTTATTTCTTTGCGAAACTGGAAAGAGACTTCTTTTTCAGGTGTCATACCTTCAGGCACGAGATACATTCGTTTTCATATTGGTGCCTATCGTGTATCTGATGCTGAAACAAGCAACATATACTTCGATGCACCTTATTTCAAAATACAAGAAACAGCGTACATCGCTGCCGATGAATTTGATCGCTATGGCGGTGTTGAGTTTAAAGCAACAACCGCAGGAGTGAGTAGCACAACAAGACCTGTGTTTGATTTTACGCTTGGAAACACGACAGCCGATGGAACTGCGGTGTGGACAGCGATCAGTCCTGTTTACACCGCGTCGGACGCAATTACTTCTGTAACCGATACATATACTTTTGTCTGCTCTAACTTGGCTGGAATTTACGCTGACGACTATTTCAATTGGGGCGTTCTCGAGTGGTTAGATGGTGACAACACTTTCTTGTCTATGGAAATAGATGATTATATTGGAGCCTCTGGAACTTTTACCTTTAAACTTCCAATGCCTTATGCTATGGTTATCGGAGACAAATTTAAAGTCCATGCAGGTTGTGATAAATCAAGAACAAACTGCAAGGTGTTCAACAATATTATAAACTTCAGAGGGGAACCCGACGTGCCCGGAAATGACAGATACTTTAAGGTTGCAGGAGTATGACCAGAGACGACGTGGTTGATGCTGCTCGCAAATATATTGGAAGCCGTTTCAGGTGGGGTGGACGCGATCGTGTCAAAGGTATCGATTGTGTTGGTCTACTTGTATTGGTTGGTCGTGAGTTTGGTCAAGAAATAAGTGACCCTCAAAAATACAGACAAATGCACGACACTAAATTGTTTCTCAATACCATTCGCACGCAATCTTTGGAAGCAAATATGCGTGCCTTGCGTCCGGGCAACATTGTTCTGTTGAAGGATGGTGCATTTCCTTTTCATTGTGGTATTGTCGCAAAGCGTGATAATGGTTTGACAATTATTAATTCGAATATGAAGCTAAGAAAAGTTGTTGAACAAGATGCTTATGAATGGCGAGACGCCATCATTGAAGCAAGAGATTTTGTAGGAGTCGTGTAATGGCAATGATGGCTATAGGCCTTGCGGGAGCGGGTGGCGGACTAGGCGGTGCAGGGCTATTACGTCTTGGCATCATGGGTGCATCTATCGCTGGCTCCATGATGGGTGGTGGTCAGCAAGAGAAGAATTCAACAAAGCTTAACGATCTGAAAGTGTCGTCCTCTTCCTATGGTAAAGGCATTCCTCTTGTCTATGGCACGATGCGTGTGACAGGTAATATGTTTTGGGCTACCGACTTCGAAGAAGAACGGACAATCACTAAAAAGGGTGGCAAAAAGACCAAGAGCGGTGACAAGAAAAAGGGTGGTAAAAAGGGTCAGGAGAATTATGAATACTTCGCCAACTTTGCCATGGGTCTTTGCACTGGAGAAGTGAAAGAGGTCTTGAAGATTTGGGCTGACTCCAATTTGATCTACGACAAATATGGTACCGACGAAGATGATGTTGTTGGTCCGGGCTTTTCTACACAAGAAAATGGTGGTAGTGATAAAAAAGGTGGTAAAGGCGGCAAAGGTAAAGGCGCAACCGGAGGTGATTCAGGTCGCTTCAGGTTCCGTTTTTACACTGGCTCTGAAGAGCAACGCAAAGATAATTTCATGGTATCAACGCAGGGTACTGAAAATGTTCCTGCGTTTAAAGGTCTATGCTATTTGATGTTTGAACACTTGTCAGTGACAGACTTTGGTAACCGCACACCTACAATCACTGCTGAAGTGTCAGTTGACACGCGTCGCGGTGTTACAGCTAATCAATTTCAACCGTTAGAATTCTTGAACGACGACACTGCTGCTGGTCTTGGTATTCCTGACCTAAGTTACCCTACGGTGCAAATTGGTACTAAAAGGTTTATCAACCACCGTGATAAAGAATTGCTTTCATATGATATTAGTCCTTCGTCAATACGCTTCTTTGATCTTAACACTCTTGAAGAGACACGCCGTATCGCCAAGTCGGAATTAAAGAGCGGTCAAATCACAAGATTTGGGGTTACTAACCCTATTTGGGAATGGCATGACGCTGCCGATAACGGGGCCTTTCTAGGCGTGTCCGCTATCGGTGATCTTATATACAAAGTCAATCAGGGTAACAACTCAAATCCAATCATAATCTATGATAGCAAGACGCTATACCCATTAGTTAAATGGGGTTCTGCAGACAATAGCACAGGCGTAAGTCTGACCAATATGTTCCAACCAAGTAAGGTGCTTTATTACACCTACCCGGATTTGTTGACAGGTACACCTTTTTGGCAAACGGTGCTGACAAACGCACGTGCCGATATCGTTATATTCAATGAGCGTTATCAGGCTGTAGGCGCTGTCGAGTGTCCTTTCTCTGCGATCTTTAGTGGTGCTGAAGCCCTCATAAGTCCAGTGCAAAATCCTAACGGGTTTAAATATTTGTTGCTCACCGATAGTTCGATCGTCGATGGCTATTCGTTATATTCATTTGTTGACGATGAAGTCTCGTTCTATATGACAGGGCTTGGCGTTGGTACGGACCTCAATCCGGCGCAGTCTGATTATGATTTATTTTATGAGCGTGAGCTGCGTTATGACTTAGGTGAGTCCACCATTACAAGTGTCAGTGTTTTTGAAGTTACCGGAGCAAACTGCTATGGTATTATCGAAACAGTCGAAGGCCCGGCGGAAGAAATGGAAGGTACATTTGCTGTCAAGCTCGACAAAGAGACAGGCAGGTTCGTCTGGCGTGCGAGAGTTTCAAGTAGTTCATCTGCGGTTGCTGACTGTGAATTTCCACCAGCGGTTAGTGGTAACATTTTCTCTTTCATGTTTGCAGATGATGTTTACAACATTGATTTCGCACAAGAGGACGTAACCAGATTCAACTATCCATCCGGTGCCCCGCCGCAATCAGGATTTCAGACATACTATTCTCTTGAAGGTGGTATCATCACGAATGTTGAAGGTTCTGTGTATACAGATTTATCAATGCTTTACGTTGATCGCAAGCAACGCTTTCCTGCTGATCTTCATGGTATCCTGTATGACATTTGCGAGCGTATCGGTTTTGAGCGTTCACAGATTGATGTGACTGATGTTGCAAACGATGAAATAGCTGGTTACATTCTTGAAAGCCCGGTTGAAGCCCGGTCAGTAATTGATCAATTGAGCGATCTATATTTCTTTGACGTTATTGAAAGCGACTACAAAATCAAATTCGTGTCACGTCAAAAAGATGTACCACTGGTTCCTGATTGGTCAATTGTCCAAGACAAACTTGGCGTTGTCGAAGAGGTTGGTGGCGGTTACGAAGTCTTGAAAGAGACACGCTTGCAAGAGATTGATCTGCCATACAAAGTTGACTTTACGTTTATCGACCCAAAGAATGATTATGAAACAAATTCGACATATGTCTCGCGCCCTAAGAAGCCTGTAAAGACAGCAAACACGCGTAACAAGCTTGACGTAAATATTCCGATGGCAATGACTGTCAACGAAGCGAAGACGTTTGCCCACCGCTTGCTTTATGGCGCGTGGACAGAGCGCGTTAGCTATGACATGAAATTGTCATGGGAGTTCCTTGCGCTTGACCCGACCGACGTTATTGAAGTAACGATGGATGATGGATACGTGTTCAATACACGTATTGCACAGGCAGACTTTGGCGTGAACTATGAACTTGATCTTGTCGGGTTCTCTTATAACAATGGCACATATTCTGCGGTTAAGACCGGCGCTGAAGCTGGCAACATTATTACAAGACCAAAGGTTTATTCGCCAAGCGTCAAGGCAATTGCTCTTGATATTCCTTATGCTGTTGATGGTGACGCTGAATCATTGTTCAAACCAGAACTGTATACTGGTATGGGTGCTTATGGTGAAGGGTTCCGGGGTGGTACTGTATTTACTCAAGGCGCTGATGGTGTAGCAAAATATGATGATAACTTTATTGACGATCTTGTTTGGGGACGTATTGCTGCTATTGTGCCAGCACACCCGGCTGGTCACTGTGATATTACAGACGAGACAACCGAACTGATTGTCATTCCAGCTTATGATTTTGAATCAGTAACTGATATGTATACATGGTCTTCAATAGACCCGACACTTTGGCCTAATGAGAGTAATATTATTTGTGTTGGTAAAGAGATAATCAAATTCCGTGACGTGTTGGATAATGCCGACGGGACGTATACTTTGACGCATCTTATACGTGGCGATCGCGGGACTGAAAGCGAGCACGACAAGCACCAAGCGACTGAAGAATTCTTCATACTTAATGAATACTTCAAAGACGACGCTCGCGCAGTGACTGACATTGGCTCGCCGCTTGTATATGCTGGTATGACGCCAGATATTCTGTCAGTACGTTATGCAACTGAAGTGACTTTAGAAGGTCGATCAATGTATCCATGGGCACCGTCGGCTGTGCTACGATCAGACTCTGCTGGTGATACCACTATCACGTGGTCACGTCGTCCACGTATTGGTGGGCAATGGCAGGATGGTACTGGCACAGTTCCAACTGTTGAGGATGCTATCGAGTATCAATTATTCTTACTGGCAGCTCCCTATGACGTTGATACATTTGACCCCGGTGATGCAACCACATACTTGCGCTCTTACACCGAACTAGCCAGTGCAACCGTGACTTACACTGCGGCTGAAAAAGCAACTGATAGTGTAGCTGCACTCGACCCGATACATTATGTGGTCTATCAAGTGTCTGGTTACATAGGAAGAGGGTTTCCGGGAACTGGAACATTGAACTATTATGCGGTTTAATTAGAGCCGTAGGATAAAAACTTTGACTTTGACGCAAAAATACGTCAATATACGTAAAATAAATAGGTGATTTTATGGCTTCTGCTGCTCTTGGTATAACATTTATAACGACTTCGCAGTCGAACAAAGAAACCACTGCGAATGATGCTTTGCAACGTCTTGAAGATGCAACGCAAGAAACTGTGACTGTCGATCTTACAGGATTGACAACGTACACATTCACGGCGACCGAATGGAAAGCAAACTGGCTTCTTATCGGTGAGAACAACTCGGCATTGGTAACCTTTACGTTACCAGCCACAAAGCGCATGTTTGCAATACAGAACAACAGCGCTTACGATTTTGATTTGACCTTCAATGGTTCTACTGTCGTTGAAACAGTCCCACCGGGCGGTATGTGGATAATCTATTCTACCGGCACAGCCCTTGAAGTAATGGTTAAGCAACCAAACATTTTGGTAAAAGATGATACTGGCACATCATACACCTATGCGATAGGTGATGAATATGTTCGCCACAACAATGCGTCAGCTATAAGTGCGACTGTGCCTTTGAACGCAGCGGTGCCTTTTCCAATCGGTTACATCATCACTCTTTTTCAAAAAGGTGCAGGTCAGGTCACGGTAGTCGCAACCGGTGGTGTGACAATAAACACACCTGAAACCCTGTTATTGCGCACACAATATTCAACTGCTTCTCTCGTAAAAGTTGGTACGAATGAATGGGACCTTACTGGGGACCTTGAAGCGGTATAGGGATAAACTATGTCTAAATCTAAAATATCTTTAAAGAATGGTGTTGCTAGTTTTGGTATAACTGTTGGCGATCACGTGGGCGGTCGTCTACCTGCGTGGAATATGGTCATAGCATCAGGTGAGACAAGCACCGATTTGTCAAACTTCCCTGTGCGCATTGAGCTAGGTCAATTGCCTGACAGTTTTTGGACATTCACAAACGATGGTTTGGACGTCCGTGCGACAGTATCTGGTTCTGAAATCCCAACCGACTTGGTTGAGATTGATATGGTTAACAAAAGAGGGACACTATGGGTGAAAGTCCCTACGCTGGCGACCGCCACTGACACCACTATTGTTTTATCAGCCGATGGTGTTAGCACGCGTCCGGCGTCGGGTGCCACTTACGGAATGTATGCCGTTTGGGCCGATTATAAGTGTGTGTATATTCCAAATCAGAGCATTCAGCTAAACAGGTGTAATGGCAACATTGCGTTTTTGACAGGTTCATTCACTGTAGATGAAGTGGCCGGTGTTACCGGTAGATATGGTCTTCAAGCGTCTGGCTCTAATTTTGTAAAGAACAACGATGGTTCTGGTAGATTAATGTGGAGTGTGCCAACCATTTCAAACTCGACCGATGGTGCATTCACCATGTTAACAACACTGCTTGAAGATACCATATCTCAAGCTGCTGTTATGTTTTTTGGCAAATCTGATAACACCACTTTTATTATGCAGATCATTGACAACGGAAATCAACTTGGTGTGTTTCAGACTGACGACAGTTGGACTTATCCATCACAACAAGTTAATCCAATCACGACAGACATGCATATCTATTCCGTGAAGCATAGAGATAGTGGTGCTGGTGGTGATCAATATGGTATGATCGATGGTGATTTCTCTAATAGATCACATAACGCAACCCCCACTGATTTGACAGCTAAAGGATATAATAGATTTATACCCGGCGGTGTAATTAGCGCTGGGGCTTCATCAGACAATGATGGATACCTTGGTTTTTCTTATATGCGTTACGAGTATATGACAGACGCATGGCAAGTCGCTGAACATCGTATGTTGAAAAATCCATACTTTGCAGAGTATGATGGATTGACTACTGTATCTATCGGTTCAAACATTGACGTTTCAGGCGGCACTAGCACTGGCTGGACATTAAGTAATATGATATTGGCGGACATTGCAGTCAATCGTATTCCGAACGCTCCTTATGGAAACTATTACTTCGAAGCAACAAATACGATCGAAGGATATGCCCGTCAGAATATTGACGTATCAGCTTATTCTACAGACATAGATGCAGGTAAATGTTTTATTGAATTTCTTGGTTCTGTTTCTAAAGACTTTGCTGATCTTGATAGTGCTCAATTGTCTGTCAAGTTCCTCAACGGCGCGGCTTCAGAATTGTGGCGAGGTGGTAGTGGTAACGGTTACCCTGCGGCTGACAACTGGATTGAATACCTGATAGGCTTACCTGTGCCAGCTAATACACGTACTATTCGTTTGGAAGTCTTAAGTCAGCGTATTGATGGTTCAAACAGTAACAGTGCTGGTGCATTCGACTTCATTAATTTACTAACTAAGGCTTAACATATGCGTCCTAGAATGACCTGTCTC